TGCTGATGACCCGAACGGCGAAATATCTTTATGTACATTATCAGCAATCAATTGGGGTTTAATAAATGAACCACATGAGTTTAAAAAGTATTGTAATTTAGCAGTTAGAGCATTAGATGAATTATTAGATTACCAAGACTATCCTATATTAGCTGCACAAAATGGTACTATGAATCGTAGACCATTAGGAATAGGTATTATTAATTTAGCTTATTTCTTAGCTAAGCGTGGATTAAAATACGATGAATCAGCATTTAAAGTAGTAGATGAATATGCAGAAGCATGGAGTTATTACTTAATTAAAGCTTCTGCTAAGTTAGCACGAAAAAAAGGTGCATGTTTATCAAATAATGACACAAAATACGCGTCTGGAGAGTTGCCAATCGATACATATAAGGGTGCGATAGATAATTTAGTAGAAAGTCAGGAACGATTGCCGTGGTCCGAGCTGAGAACTCAACTCAAAGAAACGGGAATAAGAAACAGCACTTTAATGGCATTAATGCCTGCAGAAACATCCGCACAAATTAGTAATAGTACTAATGGAATAGAACCGCCAAGAGCTTTAGTTAGCTATAAGCAATCTAAGGATGGTGTAATGGCACAGGTAGTACCTGGTTATCATCACCTAAAAAATAAGTACGACTTACTATGGGAACAACAAAGCCCTGAAGGATACCTTAAGATCTGTGCTATATTACAAAAATATATAGACCAAGGTATATCTGTCAATACATCTTATAATCCAGAACATTACGAGGATAATAAGATACCAATGTCAGTAATGATTCAGGACTTAGTTACTGCATACAAGTATGGTTTAAAACAACTATACTATTTTAATACACACGATGGCTCCGGCGAAATGAAAGACATTGAATTGCCAGAGCTTGATACCATCATTGATGATGAAGAGGACTGCGATAGCTGTAAAATATGATATTAAATAAAAATAAAAAATCACATTTAACGAAGAATATGTTTTTGGATGAAGGAGTAGATATTCAAAGATTCGATATTCTTAAATACCCTGCAATAGATAAAATAACGGAAAAACAATTAGGATTCTTCTGGAGGCCAGAAGAAGTTGATGTTTCCAAAGACAAAAAGGACTTTGATAGCTTAACCCCGCATGAACAACATATATTCACATCTAATCTCAAAAGGCAAATACTTCTGGACTCTGTTCAAGGTAGGGCCCCGAACCTTGCTTTCCTTCCTATTGCTTCGCTACCCGAAGTTGAGAATTGGATCGAGACTTGGTCGTTTTTTGAAACCATACACTCAAGATCGTATACACATATCATCCGTAATGTTTATCCTGATCCTTCTGTGGTTTTCGATCGCATGCTCGATGTAAAAGAAATACTAGAATGTGGAAATGACATTGCATTATATTACGATGATTTAATCGCAAATAATAATTCAGCTACAAATAAGATGGATCACAAAAGATCACTCTGGATGTGTATGCTTTCAGCGAATGCCCTAGAAGGAATTCGGTTTTACGTATCCTTCGCCTGCAGTTGGGCATTTGCTGAGCTTAAGAAGATGGAAGGTAACGCTAAGATAATTAAATTTATCGCAAGAGATGAGAACGTACATTTAGCAGCAACTACTACTATGATTAAGAATATGCTAAAAGAAGATAAAGACTTTGTTAAGATACAAAAACAAACGGAGAAACAATCAACAGATTTATTTGTTAAAGTTATTGAGCAAGAAAAAGAATGGGCTAAGTTCTTATTTAAAGATGGTTCAATGATAGGATTAAACGAACAGATCTTATGTGATTATATAGAATGGATTGGGTGTAAGCGAATGAGAGCTTTAGGTATAACTTGCCCATATTCAGTACCAAAATTAAACCCATTACCTTGGACAGAGAAATGGATTGGCGGTGGGAACGTTCAAGTTGCACCACAGGAAACAGAAATAACATCTTATATCACCGGTGGTGTTAAACAAGACGTAGACCAAAAAGAATTATCTAATCTTAGCTTATGAAAAAAGAAACAGAGAAGAAGATTCTTCAGGCTGCTAACCTTGCACCAAGCGAAGAGATGTTAGAAAAAATAGTAGAAGTACACCCAATGAAACAGATATTTGTTATGAGCATTGTGCAAGTAGTAGTATTAGCTTTAATGGGTTTATCGATGCTAGGAATAGGAGCATTATTTAAATGAAAGAATTAGGAATGGCATTATTAGCCACAACATCAATAGGATTATTTTGTGCGGTAGTAATATACCCAGATATGAAATATACAGGCGGAACAAGCAATAGCTCATGTACTGGCGAATGCTATGAACAATATGTAGCACAGTTTGGAACACCTGCAGAAATAGAACAAAGAAAACAAGCTTTAGCAGCTGGAGACCCTTTTAGTTCTATAAAAGGATTATGGGCAGGATGTGCAGCATGTCACGGTCAAAATGGTGAAGGTGGTATTGGTCCAATGTTAGCAGGACAATCCGCTACAGATATTATAGGAAAACTTAACACATATAAAAATAATGGTACAATAGGAGCTCAATCTGCTTTAATGTGGGGACAAGCTGCTATGTTATCGGATAGCGATATAGACACTATAGGAAAATTTATAGAGGAAACAATGAAATGAAAATAGAAATTTATGGAAAAGATAATTGCCCGTTTTGTGATAGAGCATTACATAAAGCACAGGCAATGATTCAAGAAACATCAGAACACACATATAACTATTGGAAATTAGGAAAAGACTTTACAAGAGAAGAACTATTTGAAAAGTTTCCTAATGCTCGAACCTTTCCACAAATTACTGTAGATGGTGAACTAGTAGGTGGGTGGACAGAATTCGAGAAAGTATAATGGAATATATTTTCGAATGTGAATTCTGTTTTAATAGAACCGAAATAAAAGTAGAAGAAGAACATCTTAAACCCAAATTCTGCCCTCTATGCGGCGAACCGGTTGAGGAAGAAACCGACGAAGAGGAGCTTTTATTTGATTCATAAATAATAGTATGGATTGGATATATAAAGGAAAAACATTTGTACCACCAAAAGACTTCTCACCAGAGAAGATGTATGGTTTCATTTATCAGATAACAAATACTGAGAATGATATGAAATACATAGGTAAGAAATTCTTTTGGAGTAAGAAAACTCTTCCACCTTTAAAAGGGCAAAAGAGAAAAAGACGTAAGATCATAGAAAGTGATTGGCGTAAATATTGTGGTTCTTCTAAAAGATTAGTAGAAGATATAGAACAATATGGAATGGAACAGTTTCATAGAGAGATACTTTATATAGGTACAATGAAAGGAGAACTAGCTTATATGGAAGCTAAACTCCAATTTGATAATGAAGTATTGCTTAAAGATGATTATTATAACGGTATAATTAACATCAGATTAGGCAAAAATAGTGTAAAAATATTGAAATAAAAGGTTTACATTTGATCTTAACTGTGGTATAATAGACCATATGGCAAAAGATAATATAATACAATTTCCAACACCTGAACAGGTAAGTGCGAAAGAAGCAGAAGAAATCATAAATTTAGCCTCTGATGAGTGCAATGGCTTAGCCCAACATTTATGTATGATACTAAATGAAGAAATTCAATCTTCAGAGTATTTCGAAGATACAGATTTCTATGATGAAACCAGACAAGAATCAAGGGACATATATGTGATTACAAATCTTATTAATGCAATGTTATTAAGACACATAGAAATCCCACACGAATTACAAAAAAGCATGGATAAGCTTTATATTAAAATAAAGCAATTATCCCAATTGCCAGAAACACAATTTGAAGTTAGCTTTGAACCTGACTTTGAATTTATACCAGATTTTGATATTAATATAAATGATGAGGATGATAAGGATGATACAGATACATAAGTTACCCACACTTTACAAAAGGGATTCAACAGGAAAAATACGTGAATGGACTATGGGTTACCAAACCGGTATGACCCCAGGAACATTTACTATCTCTGGAATAAAAGATGGTAAGTTAGTTGAAAGTGGATTAAATAGTTCTGAAGCTAAAAACGTAGGTAGATCTAATGCTACTACAGCAGATGAACAAGCAGAAAAAGAAGCCTATGCAAAATGGCAAATAAACCTAGATGGTGAATATTTCCAAACAATAGACCAAGTAGATACTTACGATAAATTCAAACCAATGTTAGCACAAGACTATACTAAACGTCCACAGGATTCTGGATGGTCACAACCTAAGTTAGATGGTATTAGATGTATTGCTAGAAAAGATGGTTTGTTTACCCGATCAGGTAAAGCTATCACTACTTGCGATCATATATTTAATGAATTAAAACCATTCTTTGTACAACAACCTGGTATGATATTAGATGGTGAATTATATAACCATGAACTTAAATCAGACTTTAATAAAATTACTTCTTTAGTTAGAAAAGAAAAACCTTCTGAAGAAGAAAGATTGGAATGTGAAGAATTAGTTCAGTATCATGTGTATGATGTTTACGATCCTAGTTTCTTAGAATGGAATTTTTTAGAAAGAATATCCTATGTCCACATTATGATTGGTGGTGATTCATGTAAAGCTGTAGAAACTACTGAAGCTCGTACACAAGATCAATTAGATGCTTTATATTCTGCTTACACTGAAGCTGGTTATGAAGGACAAATGGTTAGAAATAATACACCATACGAAAACAAAAGATCTAAAAATCTTTTAAAAAGAAAAGAATTCATTACAGAAGAATTTGAAGTAGTAGAAGTATTAGAAGGTGATGGTAATTGGGCAGGTTATGCTAAACACTTTGTTCTTACAAATGGAGATATAACATTTAGAAGTGGGGTCAGAGGTAACTTTGACACACTAGAAGATCTATTAAATAACCCAGAACAAGCTGGATGGGTTACGTGTAGATATTTTGATTTAACACCAGATGGTATTCCCCGCTTTCCGGTTGTAATTGATTGGGGAGAAGGTCAAAGGGTAGATTAATGATTATAGTAGATTATTCACAGATTGCATTAAGCAATATTATAGTACAAAAGATCGATGATAAAGATCTAATTAGGCATATGATTCTAAATTCTTTAAGAATGTATAATAAGAAATATAGAGATGAGTATGGGCAAATGGTATTAGCATGCGATGGGTTTAACTCCTGGAGAAAACAATTCTTTCCAGAATATAAAGCAGCACGCAAAAAGAATAGATCGGCCAGTGAATTAGATTGGAATAATATCTTTACATCTCTAAACGAAGTAAGAGAAGAGATAAGAGATAATTTACCATGGAAGGTTATGCACATTGATGAATGTGAAGCAGATGATATTATTGGTACATTAACTAATCAAACCCAAGAGTTTGGTATGCACGAGCCAGTTATGATTATATCTTCTGATAAGGATTTTATACAATTACACAAATATAATAATGTAAAACAATTTAGCCCAATACAAAAGAAGTTAGTTCAGGATTCACACCCTATTACATATAAGTGGAATCATATCATGCGAGGCGATTCAGGCGATGGTATACCCAATGTGTTATCACCAGATGATACATTTATATCTGAATCACATCAGAACCAATTAAGACAAACTAGAGTCGATGAATGGATAAATAACTTAGATAACCTAAGAGAATTGATGGGTGATGAAGTATATCGTAATTTTCAAAGAAATCAAACATTAATTGATTTTGATTATATTCCAGAACCTATCCAGGAAAACATTATAAATACTTTTAACGAGACAATACCGGCAGCACGTATGAAGGTATTAACTTATTTAATTAATAATAGATGCAATCAATTGATTGAATGTGTAGAGGAATTTTACAATGGCTAGAAAATTAGTACCTGAAGTATTAGAATTAGTACGACAGGCAAAAACAAAAAAGGAAAAGGTTGAGATCCTAAAAACAAATTCTCATCCAGCTCTAAGAGATATTCTTAGAATACAATTCGATGCTGACGTTATATCAGTATTACCAGAAGGTGCTCCACCTTACGAGAAAGATGATGCTCCAGCAGGGCATTCTTCATCTTCTCTCTTTAGATTACACAAAAGATTTAAATACTTTTTTAAGGGTCCAGTAGCAAACCAAGTAAAACCTATTAAAAGAGAAAGTCTTTTTATCGATGCATTAGAAAGTATGCATCCATCAGAATCTGATCTTTTAATTGAAGTCAAAGACAGAAAATTAAAAGGGATTACAAAAGCTTTAGTAGATGAAGCTTTTCCGGGATTAGTTGTTAAGGCATATAAAAAGCCGGCGGCTAAGAAAACAACAACAAAGAAAAAGGAGAAATAGCCTATGCAATAAACTTCTTCGTTATGTAATTTTAACAATCATGGAGATTAATTATGATTACACTCGAGCGACTCAAGAGAGATCAAAGAGAAGCATTTCGCTATACAAGGCGATTGAAAAGAAAAGGTAAAGACTCGCTATCTTATAAGGCACATAAAAAAGCCTTAGTACTTAGCCAGTCAATACGAGAATTACAAACAATAGGAGGTTAGTTTATCAGGGGAAGCCCTGGTAAAACAGGGCGAACCCACACAATTATGGTTATGAGAACAAGCACAGAACTACACACTTACACTAGAGGGGAAAGAACCGCTAAAGTGTTTGATGGTTATGAAGGATTTTTCGTTGAATTTTATGTCAGCGATAAATTAGTAAAAACACAAAACGTATTTGGGCATTCAGAACAATACGCAGAAGATACAGCAGAAAATTGGGTAGATGAGATTATACAATTAAATGGCTAAACTAAGTAAGAAGATTTCTCCAGAGGAATTAAAAAACTCTGATAGAATATTTAAATCCGCAACACCAAAATATACTATTGATTGGTATGTAAAATGGGTTGCAAGTATATTCGTATTAGCAGCTATATCAATTAGAGGTATAGAAGGATTTGGAATGTACGATTTAGGATTAAGTATAATTGGAATTAGCTTATGGTTATGGGTTAGTGTTATATGGAACGATAGAGCACTAATTATGTTAAATGGAGTAGGATTAGCATTATTGTTAAGAACATTATTTGAATACTTTACTTAAAGGTTTACAAACAGTTTAAACTATGGTATAATATACATTATGAATATTTTCGTACTAAACAAAGATCCCGTTATTGCAGCACAAGAGCAATGCGACAAACATGTCGTTAAGATGATCTTAGAATCTGGCCAAATGCTATCCACAGCACACCGAATGTTAGATGCTACTGAAACACGTGGTCCATCTAAATCAGGAAAAACAATGGTTAAGAAATGGATTTTCGAAGATGATCGAGAAGATGTTTTATATAAAGCCGTTCA